ATGAACGTAAAAGCTACTCCTTTCAACTCATTTGCATTTGTCAGCATGGCTGCTCTTGCAATCTCTGGTGGTTCTTTAGTTGCTTGCCAATTGCAACCAGCTTTCCAAGCAAAAGAAGCCCCTTCTCTATTTACGCCTAAGACTCAACCAAGCACTTACGGTGTTTTAACCGCGAAAATCACAGGTAAACATTCTGGCGTTGCCGTCATCAAATTAGATAGCTTCCGTTTAAACGTTAGCTTTGATTTTGAAGCCCATCCTGACAGCTACGGCGTTCCGGGTTCTGAATTCACCGCTGTTGATATTACACAACTCACAGTAAATGAAATCACTGATGTTAATGGTAAGTCATATAACGATTTCACCGAATTTGAAGACATCCGAAACATCAATGGCCTTCTAAAAGGCTTCATCGAACGTAACAAGTTGGTGGAGGCTTAAAGATGACTAATTTCAAAAAACACCCTGACGGCTACAAGTCATTTTTAGGCCGTGACGACCAAGGTCTTTATTCCGTACGTATTAAGTGGGCTATCTATGCTGCAAACGCTAACGGCTCAGTACTTTACGAAATTAAAGATGGCTTTAAAAAACCGCTTAATGTTGAGCAATTTAAAGCTAAGGAACCAAAGGTTTTCGCTTCTCTTATGCAAGAAATCGATTTCCAACGCAGAAAGCAGCTCGCAATAAAACTACGTGAAACAAATATCCCTACTTATGACCGCAAGGCTTACAAGCAAAAACGTGGCTTCACCGGCTCTAGATGAGGATTAGAAAAATGACAACTGAAAACTCAAAAGACAACTTACATATCTGGAATGCAGTTAAGCAAACGCCTACCAATTTTCTTAAAAAAATTGAGTTTGGTTATTTAAAAGGTAAATCAGATATTAACCCTCAATGGCGATTAATGGCTATGACTCAGGCCTTTGGACCTGTTGGTCATGGCTGGACTTATAGACATGTACGTTTATGGTCTGAAACCGCGCCAGATGGAACCATTATGGCTTTTGCTGAAGTAGCAGTTAAAACCAAGATTGATGGTGTTTGGGGTGAGGAATTTTTTGGCAACGGCGGTTCAGCAATTGTTGAAGTTCAAAAAGGCAAATTAGTAGCGATTGATGAAGGCTATAAAAAGGCCGTTACTGATGCTCTTGGTGTAGCGTTTAAAGCTATTGGTGTGGCAGCTGATGTTTACCTCGGTAATTTTGATGGTAGTAAATATCTATACAACTATGACTATGCATATCTAGAGCAAAATGCCTCAACCCCAGCAGGTCAAAATTCAAACCAGAATAACCAGACAACTGCTCAGGGTGGTAACCAGAAGCCACCTCGTACTCAGGACCAACTATATCAAGATGCTTTAAAAGCAATTAAAGATGCTCCAGACACTAACATCTTAAATGCTGCAATTAAGAAGTTTAAAGGTACTACATATGAGGCGGGTATCAATAGAGCATGCCAAGCACGTGCCGATCAGATGGGTTGGGTCCCTAAAAACAATCCTCAGCAAGTTCAACAACAACAGTCGTTACATCACTAAAAGGAGAGCTTTTCATGTCTAATTTATTAACTGCAGCTGAAGCATTTGCAGCTCTTCAAAAAGGTAAAACTGTTCTATGCCGTCCTATTGGAGACGTGTTTGACTTTTCTGACTTAGATCAATTCCCCGCTTCTGTTTTTGGTAAACCGGGTTTTGAATTCTGCATCAAAATCGAAACTATTGAACTGGCTGGGATTACTTTCACAAAGCCATTAACTATTGATGAGTATGAAGAAGGACAGGATGTTTTTGTAATTACTACATATTCGCCTTCAATTTACATCGTGAATTTTAAAACCACCGCATTAATTGAATCTATTAATAGTGGTTTTGTTCAACGTGATGCCGAAAACGCCAAGCTTCAATTAAAAGCATTTTCAAAAGCACTCGGTATTGAAATCAACAATGATTTAAGTGTTATTCGTCTTGGTGAGGAACCTAAAAAACAGAGAGGCAAAAAATCAAAAGCAGAAAAGCCTAGTGACGTTATTTCTGCAGAAACTCAACCAACGATTGTTATTACCAAACAAACAAATGTCACCACATCTGAGGATCTGTTAGTTCCAGAAACTAACGAGCCTAAAGTAGATCCTGAATACCAGAAGGCATTAGATGCTCTTCTTCAGCGTGTAAAAGAATCAAAAACACCTGCAGAAGTAAATGCGGTTTATCGTTATACCCGCACATGGGATGACGAACAAATGAAGCCTATCCTTCTCGCCACTCACAAACGTCTTGAAGAGCTAGAAAAAGAAAAGGCATCTGCTAATGAGCCACCCTCTTTAATGGTTCAAATCCAAACTGCACCAGACCTTACAACGCTAGATGCTTTGGAAATAGACGTGGCTGCACGAGATCCGCAGATTCAACCGAAGCTAATGGGGTATGTGAGAAAACGCCGCTATGAATTAGAGAATCCTACACCTACTCAACAAGAATCTACCCCTGATTATTTATTAGTGGACGGTTTCTAACATGAAAGATCAGTACAAGAAAGTGAGCCAAAAACACATGCTTGGTTTTATGTACTACTTGCAATTGCTGGGCTATGTAATAGTCCGGCAAGGCATGGATCAAGCAATGTTTCTAACCAAGCATTATGCGGTACCAGTCGCTTGGCGCCGCATAACGATCGACTATCACAACCGATTAAACAAACCTGCCCAGCAGCTTTATAGAGAGTTTGTTGAGTGGACTAAAGAAGAATATGCAGAGATGGTGGCTTAAATGACAGGTAATGAACGTATCCCTTTTGAATCACAATTCAAAACTACAGAAATTTTTAAACGTGAAAGTGCTATTCGTAAAAATGACATCCTAGCATTCAGTGAAACAATGAATGGCTATTTCAATATTGTAACTAATGATGCTTGGCAGTTATGGAATAAAGCCAAAGCCGAGACGGTGCCAGATACTCCCACCCCTAGTGTCACTCTAACTTGCGCTGAACTAAAAGAAGCCTTTGATTTTGGTGCGCCAGATGGGGAAAAAGATCAATTCCAGATGGAAACTGAAATGACCATCAAATGGCTCCAAGATGGTTATGACGGTGAAGGATACTACTGTTGGTATGCTGATTTACCTGAGGAAGGTTGCATTAAGTTGGGTGTTAGCGAATCGGGAGCTGAAGGATGAGTGAATCAACTTTATGGGCGGTTGCAATGCGACCTGAAGGTTACAGCCCTTTTAAGCAAACGCCAGCAGCTTCAAAAGAGATAGCTGAGCGAGCTGTTGAGCGTTATAGAAAAATGCATGAAAAGGAAGGCAACAACTTTTTCTTAGAAATTTTTGATGATGTTATCAAAGTTCAGAAATGGCACGGTTCCCGCAAAGATCATATTAAAAATCTATTTTATGTTGAGAGTTGGTTTAGTGAACCTATGTACCAATGCTTTGATTTGAAGACAGCTGAACGTGTTTTTAAATTTGATGAAATAGTAATTTGCTACAAGAAAGGCTCTGCCCCTCTTGTAACCAAAAGCTTTGATGAAGCAAAACTATTTTATGGATCTAGTGAGACGGGTTTTAAATATCAGATCCAGCCAATAGAACCACCTGAAAACCTTTTCAATTGGTTTCATCCAGATATTGAATTGTTTGACACCATTGAAGAAGGAGCTGAAGCCTATACAAGAGAACAGTGGGCACAACTTCAAATGAATCTTAGAGTTGAAATTGAAACTCAACTATTAGATTACGATGAAATACCAAATATACCGGAAGATGCAGTAGTTTGGCCAAACTGGAAGCCAGAACCGCCAGAACAAGGACTCTTTTTAATTGCAGCATTTGATTCAGAAGATGGCCCTGTACTTTGGTGGGCAAATCCTAAAGCGGAAAGTAAGGAGAAATAAATGTCACGTTTAACTAAATTAGATCGTATGACTCATGCAGAAAAAGAGGCTGCTAAGAAGGAATTTTGGGAAGCTGCTGATAATCAAACTTTTCCACCTGAAACAGTAGCTATTGTTATGCACGTATCCTTACCGTGGTTGCAGAAGAAAAGATGTGAAGGTGGCGGCATTCCATTCTCTAAACCTCATAAACGACAAGTAAATTATATGAAGTCTGATGTTTTGGCTTATATTGAACAAAACAAAATGGCACATACAGCATAAGCGGCTAAGTGCCGCTTTTTTAATCACCAAAAATAGACCTTTAATAGACTTAAACTTGAAAAATAGACCGTATTTATCAAAATAGACCATTAATAGACTATTTTTGTATTGCTAAAGATTGTGTAATATTGCATTGTATTGCTTTAATATAAATTATTAAAAATATTGATTTTTTAATATCGCTAGGTATTGCTTAATATTGCAATGTATTGCTAGAATTGAGAAAGACCCGCTGAACTTTAGGGTTCAAGGGTAACGACATGCAGCGGCATCTTCGGAGCATTTATTTTTAAATAAATACATATAAATTCGAATTTTATTTTCAAATTAAAATACCTAGACAGACCTGTCAGTATATTTTTTATTCTCTTAACTAATTAGTTGTTCTTAACAATTAAATACTCATTATTTTTTTAATTATTATTCATTTCTACGTAAACATTCCTCATACCACCCTGCTTGAAAATCTTCAATTGCTTGGCGTTTAAAGAAACTTGTCTTAAATACTTTGGCAGCATAAGCTGAGCTAATTAAGTCTTGATAAAGCTGCTTGGCTTTTTCATCTGCTAACCCATCGGCAATTTGTTGTAAATCTTGTGCTGGTACTTTTTGCTGTCGTGCTTCCATCACGTTATAAGCAACCTTTTTTACGATATTACAAATATCTGGGTCAGCTGTACTTTCATTAGCATAGCAACTGGTGGCAATAAAACTTAATAATAATATTTTAAATTTCATATCCCTATCCTATTATTCATCTTCCGTTCTTAAGAAAGTAATAGATGAGAAGACCTATTCCTTTCAAAATGTTCATGCAGGATTAATTACATAAAAATAAATGATCATGACCACAAGCAAGATGGAAGCAAGTGTTAAATAGGTGCCGACTGTATTAAAACTCTGTAAAAATTTTAAGATCTGCATTTCAAATCCAGAGAAAAGTTGAAGTAATTAACAGAAGAAATTTAGCACAACTAAATAATGCCAATCAATTCACACTTTTAAATTTTTAACGTGATTTAATTCAAATATTATTCATTGCATTTTATCCCCAAAGTCCCTTTATAGTAGTCAGTTGCACTTTTCAAATCTGACAATAATTTTTCTTCAGTATACGGTTTTGGTGAAACTTTTATTAATGCAGGCATGTATTGTTTTTTATACACCTCAGGATAGTCATGACATAAAATTTTAACTTTAACTTCTTGAGGGGTATTTGGATTATCTAACTGATCTAAAAATTCACCAATTTTTCGGTCCGACTCTTCAAATTGAGCTTTATAATCAATTTGAGGTGCCTCAGATTCTGCCTGTTTCGTACATCCGCTGAGCAATGCCACACATAACATCAT